GTGTAGACGAAAATTTAAACAATTGGATTGAACTTCAAAATTGGATTGCTACTGCTGGTAACTATTATGATGATTCCAATACTTTGCCGTATTATTCTGATACACCGGGTCAATTAACCAAAACAACAGACGCAACTCTGTTAATTACAAACAGTTCATATCAACCTAAAATTAAAGTTCACTTTAAACACGTATTTCCACAATACGTAAGTGGAATTAATTTTGTGGTAAATGCTCCAGTTTCTACCGAAGCAATTGCCACAGTTAAGTTTGCACACACAGGATATACTATAGAACGACTTGAAACTCCGTAATTTTGTGATATAATATTATTATGAACCTAGATGAATTAAAAGTAATGATTAAAAAGGATCTGGATATTGATCAAACTGCTCTTGATGCAGAGTCTTCCAGAACTCCTCAACTACACAACAAATATTTGGTTATGTTTATGGATGAGAAACTAAAGTTAAAACGAATGAATAGCGAGTTGTCTGTTCTTCGTAGAAACAAATGGCTTTACTATACTGGTCGGATGAGCCAAGAAGAGTTGACTCAGTTTGGTTGGGAGCCGTTTGAATTAAATATTTTAAAGACGGAAGCCGATGATATGATTGAATCGGATGCAGACTATATTAAGGCTTCTGAAAAGGTTAACTTTCAGGAAGAAAAAGTTAATTATCTGGAAAGTGTAATTAAAATTGTACAAAATCGTCAATGGCAAATTCGAGCTATGATTGACTGGTTGAAGTTTACCCAAGGAGTTTGATTGGCAGATATACGTATCACACAACCTGATGCTGTCGATTTAAAGGTCGAGTGTGATCGTTCTTTAGCCAGAGAACTAAACGGTTATTTTACGTTTACTGTTCCTAATTTTCAATACACCCCAGCATTTAAAAAACGTCTTTGGGATGGAAAAATTCGTCTTTTTAATCTATACACCCAGACTATTTACGCAGGTCTCACGGATCTTGTAATTAAGTTTGCCAAAGATCGTGGGTACACTTGGGAGCATATTTCAGTTCCATACGATACCCCGAAGCCAGAGGAAGTCAAGCAATTCATTCAAAGTTTGCCACTCAGCGCAGGCGGTAAGCCCATCCAACCTTATGATTACCAGGTAGAAGCCGTCCAACACGCTCTGAATCGATCCAGGGCCCTCCTAGTGTCTCCTACAGGCTCTGGTAAGTCCATGATGATCTACCTACTGTGCCGTTGGATGTTGGATAAGAACCCAACAGGAAAGCTACTCATAATTGTTCCAACCACCAGTCTGGTTGCTCAGATGTTGGCAGATTTTCGGGATTATTCTAAACAAGACTCGTGGAAGGCAGATCGGAATATCCATACTGTAATGTCCGGAAAGGATAAAACTTCTACCAAACGAATAATTATTTCCACTTGGCAGAGTATTTACAATCAGCCGTTCACCTACTTTGACGATTTTATGGGAGTGTTCGGAGACGAGTGCCATTTATTCAAAGCTAAATCTCTTGCGTCTATCATGAGCAAAGCTAAAAAAACCAAATATCGTATAGGCACAACCGGTACTTTGGACGGTACACAAACTCATAAACTGGTTATTGAAGGATTGTTTGGACCAACATACCACACAACCACAACCAAAAAATTAATTGATCAAGACTTACTTTCACAAATCAATATTGATTGTTTACAACTTCAGTACTCTCCAGAAGACATTCAAACAACAAAGAAGATGACGTATGTGGACGAGATTCGTTGGGTTGTAAGTAATTCTAGACGCAATCAATTCATTAAAAACCTGTGTAGTAAACTGACAGGTAACACTTTAGTTCTTTTCAACTTTGTGGAACTGCAAGGAAAGCCGTTACACGAAATACTACAAAAGGATTCCACAAAACCGGTTTACTTTATTCACGGTCAAACTGAAGTAGACGAACGCGAACAAATTCGTAAAGCGGTAGATAAAGGATCAGACTCTATATTATTAGCTTCTTACGGAACTTGTAGTACTGGTATCAATATTAAAAACATCCACAATGTGGTTTTTGCTTCTCCGTCCAAATCTATAATTCGTGTTTTACAATCAATTGGTCGTGGATTACGAAGAAGTGATACCAAACAACAAATGAAATTATTTGATATTGCAGACGATCTGCGTTATAAGAGCTACACTAATCACGGAATGAACCATCTTGGTGCCAGACTAAAAATATATACTAATGAGAGATTTCCGTACAAGTTAATTTCTATTCAGTTACCAAAGGAGTCCAATGAGAAAAACATACAAGATACTCAAAATGAAATCGGGTGAAGAAATTATTGCAGACGTTCGTAAAACTAAAGACGGCCAACTTCGTCTTCACCGACCCATGGTTTTTAAGAGTATGGTTTCTTCTGATTTATTCGGAGGCATGCGAGAAATCTTTATGTTAAAAAATTGGTTGATTCTTTCATCTGAAGTAAAAACACTCATTTCACCAGATACGGTAAATGCAATTTTAGAACCAACAAAAGAAGCAAGTAATTTATACGATGCAGAAAAGATTAAAGAAGATTTTCGTTTTAATGGTGTGAAAGCAAAACGGAAAGAACCACTTTTACCTCCTCCAAATTTACCTGAAATAAAAGATCAATCTGATAGCTTTTTAGACAATCTCCAGAAGAAATTAGAGGATATGATGACTAATTTAGACGATCCTGTTGAAAATGAATCTAGCTTAAAAGATCTTGCAAAACCTCGTTTTGATGATAAAATGATATTCATGAACATGGTCTTTTCTCCCGAAGTTATCGTTGAACTTCTTCGCTCAGGAATACTTGATCGAAAAGATTTTGGTGAAATGATTAATGAAATAACCGATGAAAATGGTGAGGGCATGAACCCTAACAAATTCACCGGTGACAAGAAGGAAAATAAAAATTTGGGTAATGAGTGGACGGATTGGAATGCAGATCCGTCTTCTGAGGACTACAAGTAACTAATATTCCTTTTTTACTCAGACAATATATTATATCAGGAAATTTATAGCATGTCAAGTGGAAAACCTAAAAAAGATAAATTAAAAATAAAAACAGATAAAACAATAGAAAAGAAATTAGAAAAACAATTAAATAACGATCATTACGTAGACAATAAACAATTTCTACTAGAAATGATTAAGTGGAAAAAAGAAATAAGAGAAGCTGAAGACAGTGGAGACGATAAGCCCCCGGTTTCCGAATATATCGGAAGTTGCTTCTTAAAGATCGCAGAACGATTATGTTCAAAATCCAATTTTATGAATTATCCGTATAAGGATGAAATGATTGGAGATGGAATTGAAAATTGTTTAATGTACGCACACAATTTTAATCCACGCAAATCCAAAAATCCATTTTCTTATTTTACTCAAATAATCTATTATGCGTTTCTCCGTCGAATAGAAAGAGAAAAAAAGCAAGCTTATATAAAATTTAGATTGACAGAAGAGATGAATGATGGTACACTTCACAAGTGGTTTAAAGAAAATTACTTTGATAAATCTAATGAACGTGAAGCATTAACAGAACATTTTAATATTTCTGAACGAGATATTGAAAAGTATGAACCAAAGAAACGCAAGAAGCGTAGTAAAAATAAATCATGAAAATTGCAGTTATTGGTGATACGCATTTTGGGGCAAGAGGTGATTCTCCCCTATTCTTAAATCATTTTCTTAAGTTCTTTGAAGAACAATTTTTTCCTTATCTCAAGGAACATGGTATCACTAAAGTACTTCATCTTGGTGATCTGTTTGATCGTAGAAAGTTTATTAATTTTAATACACTACATCACACTAAAAAGCGATTTGTGCAGTGGTTTGAAACTAATGGGGTAGAACTGCACTGTATTCTTGGTAATCATGATGTGTTTTATAAGAACACAAATCGTTTAAATTCACCCAAAGAAGTGCTGGGAGAATGCCATACATCGTTCCATCTTTACGAAGAACCAACAGAAGTATGTTTTAATGGTGCAACCATACTAATGGTTCCTTGGTTGAATGAAGAAAACAAAGAACAGTTTTTAAAAACAATCAAGGACAGTAAAGCAACCATTTTGGCAGGCCACTTAGAACTCAGTGGTTATGAAGTTATGCCCGGAATAAAATTTAATGAAGGCATGAGTGACAAGTTCTTAGAAAAATTTGATATGGTGCTGTCTGGGCATTTTCACAGCAAGAGTTCTAAAGGTAATGTTCATTATCTTGGTACTCAATATCAGATGACTAGTATCGATACTAATGAGGTAAAGGGATTTCACGTTTTAGACACAGAAACCCGAGAATTGCAGTTCATTCAAAATCCTATGAAGATGTTTCATAATGTGGAGTGGAGAAACGGTACGCTGATTGAAGGATTTGATCCTGCACGATACAAGGGAACTTACGTCAAGGTTTTAGTTTACGAAAAGAAAAGTGAAACCAAGTTTGATCAGTTTTTGGACAGTCTTTACGCAGCAGAACCTGCCAGTGTTAGTATCATTGAAGATCTGAGTGATCGTGTTCGTGAAGAAGGTGAAGTGGATATTTCTGAAGATACACTAAGTCTAATCAACAAAGAGATTGACGGTATGGAAGCAGAAAACAAAGAAGAACTGAAGAATATTGTTCGTGAACTTTATATGGAGAGTCTAGATTGATTAATTTTAAGACTGTTCGTTTTAAGAATTTTGGTTCTTTCGGTAACACATTTACTGAAATAGAACTAGGCAAGAACGCAACCACTTTGGTGTGTGGTTCAAACGGCAACGGCAAATCGTTTGCGTTTCTTGATTCTATTTCTTTTGCGTTGTTTGGAAAGCCGTTCCGAAACATGAATATTCCACAATTGGTCAATAGCATCAATAAAAAGAATTGTGTTGTTGAACTGGAATTCACTGTTGGAAAGACAGAATATAAGATTGTTCGTGGTCTTGCTCCAAAGATGTTTAAGATATTTAAAGACGGTGAGCTTTTAAACGAAGACGCCAAGAGTAAAGATTACCAAAACATCTTGGAAGAACAGATTGTAAGTATGAACCATAAAACGTTCTCTCAGGTTGTGGTTCTTGGTTCGTCTTCATTTATTCCGTTTATGCAGTTAACTCCTGCTGATCGTCGTCAAGTCATTGAGAACATTTTGGATATTGGTATCTTCTCTGAAATGAATGGTGTACTAAAGACCAAGATTGGTACTGCCAAAGGAGTAATGCAGGCTATTGAGTCTGAACTGGTGCTTGTAAATGAAAAGGTGTCTGCCACCAAAGAGATCTTAGAATCTTATCAAAAGAATACCTCAGATCGTGTTGCAGATCGCAAACGCACTTTGGAAGAAAATACAGAAACTATAAAGAACATTTCAAAAGAAATTAAACAACTTCAAAGCGCAATGAAGACCCTGGAAACCGAATTAGAACCAGGAGATCAAATAAATGCTGAACTGAAGAAACAGCAGATCGTGTTGTTCAAATTGGAAAGTACTTTAGAAGGTGTACAAGAAGACATCAAGTTCTTTGAAAAGAGTCAAAGCTGCCCAACCTGTAAGCAGACAATCAGCAAAGAGCATAAAGAACATGTGATTGCTGAGAAGACAGAAAAGGTTGAAGAACACAAGAATAGCCTGAACCGAATAAAAGAAGCAATCAATATGTCCAAAAATAATCTGAACAAGATGATAAGTGTTCAGAATAAATTAAACGATCTAATCATTAAATCGTCTTCAAAAGAACAAACTGTAGAGTCTTTGATTAAATTAAATCAAAGATTGGACGAAGAGATGTTGGCAGTTGTAGAAACTGCTGATACTCAATCTAAGATTCAAGAAAATCAAGATAAACTGTCTGAACTTTTAACTAAACAAAGCGAATTACTAAAAAAGAAACAGAAAGCTCTTGACACCCTTCGTTCTTATGATAAACTGGTATTTCTGTTCAAGGACAGTGGTATTAAAGCAAAGATTGTAAAATACTATATTCCATTAATTAACAAGTACGTGAACAAGTATTTAAACAGTATGGACTTCTACGCAAACTTCCATTTAGATGAGGAGTTTAACGAAGTCATTAAGAGTCGCCATCGTGATGAGTTCTGTTACGAGTCGTTTAGTGAAGGCGAAAAAATGAGGATCGATCTGGCACTGCTTCTGACATGGCGAGAGATCGCAAAGTTGAAGAACAGTGTCAATACTAATCTGCTTATTCTGGATGAAGTATTTGATTCCAGTTTGGACAGTGGTGGAGTGGATGAGCTGATGAAACTTCTATCTAGTTTTGGGTCCAAAGCAAACGTTTATGTCATCAGCCATAAAACGGACCAACTGCTAGATAGATTTAATAATGTTGTTCAATTCGATAAGAAAAAGAACTTTAGTCGTATTGTATGAAAAAGAAAAAGAAGAAAACTCGTCGTATTGGTCGTGGTGATTCTGTTGATTCTTTGATTATGGGTGATGAACCTGTATGGAAGGATGCAGATAAACTGACTCTGGAAGAACACGATTCCCGAGTGTTGAGGGCTCTTAACTGGTATAGTTATTCATGCGAAAATAATCTATGCAAACCTTGGACTATTGATTGGATGATGAAAAACGAATACTCCAAAAAGGATATCAAGTACGCTATGGCGTGCGATATTAATGCTTTAGAGTTTATTCAGGTTGGTAGCCGATGCCGCATTATGACTCTGGGAGCCAAATTGGATCCTCGTACAATTGAAATGGTACGTTCTAAAGTTAAAGACATCATTATGTTGGGTCAGACTAGACCGCACGTAGACAACACCGATAAAGAAAAGGTGAATGTTCAAGAACGAATTCAAAATAAGACTAAAGAATACATGTCTGTTTTGGAAAGCAGAATTGATGAACTGTTTGAACTAGCCGAATCAGACGAACTTAAGAACGTGGATCACGCTGATTGGCTGGTCCTACAAGGCATCAAACATGTACACTTTAAGAAACTGGCAAAGAATTTGGATCCGTATATCAAGGAACTAAAGCAGGCGTATAAGGGAGATCCGGATCTAAAGGAAGCGTTTTCATTTCTTGGTAAGCGTAAGATCAAGCAAATGATAACTACTTTAGAGGAATTTAAAGATATATTAAATGACTAATCTTCCACCTTATTTTAAGGTTTCAGATGCTTCTGGAAAGTGTATCCAATACACTCAGGGAGATGTAGTATATAAAAATGGAAAAACTTATGTAGCCATAACCACTCCGATCCCGTGTAAATCACCAGAACATAGGGATTCTGGTTGGGCAGAATTGTCTTCTGTCGGCGGCGGAACAGGTGGAGGCGGAACTGGAGGAATAGAGTATTTTTATTCTACTACTGCACCAGCAAATCCAACTCCCGGAGATCAATGGTTCAATCCTAATACCGGAAAATTATACGTATACATTGAAGACGGAGACAGTTCTCAATGGGTAGAACTGAACGGCACCAGTAATAATATATTTTTTGACGCGTATATTGGAGCAACTGGTGCAACAGGACCTACTGGGCCTGCTGGTGCAACAGGCCCAACAGGACCAACTGGTGCAGCTTCTACAATTCCCGGACCAACAGGACCAACAGGACCAACAGGACCTACTGGGCCTATTGGATCTATTGGAATAACAGGATCCACTGGGCCTACCGGTCCAACAGGGCCTACAGGTCCAACAGGAGTTACTGGTCCAACTGGGCCTACTGGATCTATTGGAATAACAGGATCTATTGGGCCTACTGGTCCAACAGGGCCTATTGGACCTACAGGGCCTCCAGCAGATGTTGGTTTTGTCATAGCTATGGCAATAGCTTTATGATAAATACTAATATATGAAAAAACTATTAGGCCAAGACGCATCAGGCACATACGCCTTCAATCCAACTGCAAAGACAGTCACCTTTTCGGGTCTGTCTCAGCAGATCACATTGGCTAATATTTTACTTATCACCAATGTAACCGCCAACACCATTATTTACAATTTTGCTAGTTCATCCACAGGAGCAGTAAGTTTTGCCAATAATGTGCTGACTCTGGATTACGACACCACATCCATGAGTTCCACAGATGTTCTGCAAATCTACCTTGACCTTGCAGGCGAAGAGTCACTGCACGACCTGCTTCGCCGCATGAACAAACTGCTGGAAAGCAATGCTGTTGTTGATTCCCGTCTACGCCAAAAAGTCGTAATAGAAGCGGTCGGAGCAAACTTAGGCACACCAATTGAAGTAAATACAACAATTCCAGTTTCGGGAACGGTTACCGCAAGCGTCAGTAATGCTGTAACAACTCAAAACGTAGCATCCGGCGCAGCAAATGCATACACATTAGCACCCAGTACTACTGGTTTAATTATGGAAGGACCAGTTCATCAATTATGGCGTGTAGCCAATGACGCTCAAGCCTGCTACGCTCAAGCAATTCGTTCTAAACTCACATTCTCATAATAGGAATACACAATGCCAGTAACCAATCTACTAAAGACACAAGTTGATCAACCAGTATTTGAATGGATGCGTTTTGCTCCTACAGCAACAAGCAGCACCGCCACTTTGTTGTCCTCGGATGCCAATGCACGATATATGTACTATATTGTGGGTCAGGCAATGTTCAGATATGATACCTATAGTGATTCGTGGCAAGAATGTGCTGCACCAAATATTGCTCCTGCCACTGCCGTTGCCGGAAAATATGCTGCATACTCTGGAAGCAGAGGACATACAATCAGCGCAACTTCCACCACGATAACAATTGGTGGACTTGGTAGACTGGGAAATGTTTGTGTAGGAAGTAAAATTAGAATTCTTCATGGAACTGGTGCAGGACAAGAAAGAACAATTACTGCTTGCTCGGATGGAGTGATTCACGACAATGGTTTGGCAACAACTGCCAGCGCAACTCAAATCGGTGACTCTACCAAAAAATGGAGAGTTAATCAATGGGACGGTTACAACTGTCGTTTGACATTCAGCACTGGTCAGTCTCAAGTAAGAAGAATTCTTTACAATGATACAACCACTCTGACATTCTCTGATACCAACCATCAAGCAGTAGATTCTTTTAATAACACTGGTTTTTCTGCCGTAACCCCCTTTGCAGTACCAGTAACAACTGCGGGTTCGCAAACTAACTTTGTAATTGAATCCAGTGAATTAACTGTAGACTCGGCTTGGACAGTTACTCCTGATGCAAGTTCAATATACCAAATAATGACGGGTGGAATTTGGCTGATGACAGCCGCAGCATCCACACCATTTGCTGCGTTTCAATACTATGATATTCTTCTGGATTCTTGGTTCACAAAAACTCCTTCCGGTCCAATGCATCATGCTGCTGCCTTGGCTACGGATTTTGCAATTGACATAACAGATGAGGCTGGTGGAGTATTTCTTAGCGGTGTGACTGCTTCTTCTGCTGCTGCAAAAACATTGGTTCAAAGCGGAGCAACTTATGCATACGACCGTTATACAAATTATCAGTTGAGAATTGTTTCTGGTAAAGGAATTGGACAACGAAGAAGAATTGCTGCAAACACAGCAGATACTTTTTATGTTGAAAAGAAATGGGATATTACGCCAGATAACACATCAGGTTATGCAATATACGGAGATACCGATAAAATGTGGCTTGCTGGAAATGCTTCATCAGCACTGTATCAATATTCGGTTGAACACGACTTGTGGGCAAGTGCGCCAATAGTAGATACTGGTGTTGCTAGACAAATTTCTGCAACTCCTGCTTCTGGTGTCACATTATCTTACGGTCCACCACATGAAGGATATGGAATAACTAGCATAACATACAGCGCAAGCGGCATTTTGGGCGTTGCAGTAAATGCAGCAGGAACAAACTATGTTGCTGGAGATTTAGTTACATGTTCCACCTCAGGATCAAACGGTCAGGTGTATGTTACCGGAGTCACTGCTGGTGGTGCAGTAACATCTTTGCAACTTGCTGCATCTGGAAGCGGTTATGCAAACGGTTCTTCAAACACCACAGGTGGTTCTGGTTCTGGTCTTACAATAACTCTTACTGTTGGAAAAGTAGGAAACGTAGTTACAGCAGTAAATCAAGATTTCAAGCATGGTGAATTAGTCACTATTGCTGGTTGTGCCACAGAAACAACTTTCAATGATACATTTGCAGTAATAGGAACTAATTCTCAAACCGCATTTAGCATTGCTGCAAATTCTGCCGCAACCCAAAGCCCAACTGCGGCTAGCTCACTCACAACGACTTTGATTGTAGATGCTGCTCAAAACTGGAATACCAACGAGCATGTCGGAAGAGTGGTATTTGTACAAGCACCTGGAACGTCTCCAACTAACGCAGGTGCCAGACGTATTACCGCAAATACTGCAACAACATTAACTTTGTCGTCTATAATTTCAGTGATGGCAAACGGACAATCTCGTTATGTGATTCAAGAAGCACGACCATTCGGTGCGATGTGCATAGATAAAGTTGCAGAACGCTCACCAAACGGATGGACAACTTCCGGTACAGCAACTACGCTAGTTGACACAACCAAAAACTGGAGAATAAATCAATATCAAAACTGCCGTGTTAGAATTGTTTCAGGAACGGGAGAAGGAAATGATGTTGTAATCACTTCCAATACTGCAACAACTCTAACTGTGGCTTCTTGGAACGTTGCAACACCAGATACAACTTCCAAGTATGAGATTATGGACTCGTATGGAATAGTAACTACTGGTGCAGGAACAACAACTGTTACTGATGCAAATAAAAATTTTCCAACAAACTATCTGGCAGGAAAAAGAATTCGTTATATTGCTGGAACCGCTTCTTCTTCTGCTGGTACAGCAACCGTAGAAGTTTCAGTAACATCAAATACTGCAACAGTAATTACTGTACCTGCATTGACTTCCAATGCCACAGATACATTCTATGCAATTTATGAAATTCCAGCAAGAAGCACAGGTACTAATATAAAATGGTTGTTTGGTCTTTCCGATGTAGAAAAGAAAGGAAGATGGTTGATTTCTCCCCGTGGAGGTGCTTCAAATATTTTTGATATATTTGATATCCCGACATCAACTTGGGAACTCACGCCATTCATTACACCAATTACAGCTACTTTGACTACGGGTTCTATGTATGTCTATGACGGAGTTGATTCGTATTACTTCACCAAAGATGCTACAAACCGTATTTATGAACTAGACCTTTCTAAATTCCAAGTAGAAACAGCAACATCTATTCCATATGCCCATAGCACCGCAACCCTCAGCAATAAATTTGAAATTGTAAAAACTGTTGATGGTTTGACATATCTATATGTAATGCGTCATACTGGTCAGGAAATGTGGAGAACTTTGAAGTTCTGGTAATATATTAATTGACTTTGTAAATTTATATGGTATATTTACCCTATGTTACTTATTGACAATAACCAGATTATTCTGGCAAATATTTTTCAAGCATCTAAAGATGGCGAGCCTCTAAACGAAGATTATATTCGCCATACGGTATTAAACACGTACCGCAAGTATCGAACCGATTTTCGTAAGTACGGAGAACTGGTTATTTGCAGTGACGGTACCGACTACTGGCGACGCAAGTATTTTCCGTACTATAAGCAAAATCGCCGTAAGCAACAGGAAGCCAAGAAGGACGAATGGAAGGCTGCTTTTGCTGTGCTGGACAAGATTCGTGATGAAGTAAAGGAAGCGTTTCCGTACCCGAGCATTCGCCTACAAGGTGCAGAAGCAGACGATATTATTTACGTACTAACTAAAACGCATTGTCAGTCTGAAAATATTCTTATTATTTCTAATGATAAGGACTTTCAGCAACTGCAAATTTTTCCAAACGTACAGCAGTACAGTCCAACTACCAAGGAATTTTTAAAGTGCGAAGATCCTCGTGGGGTTCTTTTTGAACATATTATTGGAGGTGATTCGAGTGATGGTGTGCCTAATATGCTTAGTGACGATGATACTTTTGTTACGGACGGTAAGCGACAGGTCCGAATGACTCAAAAGCGAATTGATCAACTAAAAAAAGATTCGGAGAACTCTTCATTTTTTGAGGATCCTAAATACATCAGGAACAGTACTCTTATTGACATGAATAATATTCCACAAGATCTTCAAGACAAGATCCTAGAAACTTATCAATCACAACAAGGAAAGGGCAGAGAAAAGCTGCTCCAATATTTTATGGACCATAAACTTAAGACTCTTATGCCGCATCTAGAGGAATTTTGATGTATACTCCTGAACCCGAATC